ATGCCGATGATGACCGCGAGCAGCATGCCCGGGATACCATTGCTGATACCCAGCCCGATGTTCTCGAGCAGCTGTCCCAGGATCTTGCCCACCGTGTCGAAAATGGTGGACAGTGTGGGAGCGAACTTCACAAGCCCACCGCCGAGCCGGTCGAGCCCGTCGATCAGACCATCCATGAGTTTGTGTGCGCCACCGAAGATGGTTGCGAACGTCACCTGGAAGTTCGAGGTGTTCATCACGTTGGCGAGTTTGCCCAGCCCGTCAGCCAGTCCGGCGAATGTCGAACCACCCGCCATCTGTGCTGCACGGCTAAGCGCGCCGAACACACGGCCCGTTTCCTTGAGCACACGGCCCAGGTCCTTGAATGCCTGGATGCCGTTCTCAGCCCAGATCGCGAGTCGACCGTCAGCTGCGGCAGCCTGGATGAAGTTGTTGAACTGATCGCTGAGCTTCACCAGCCAGGTCGAAAGCCTGGGCAGGTACTCGGAACCGAAGGAACCCAGTGTGGTGAATGCAGCGACCATCGGCTTCATGGCCTTGGCAGCAATGTCGATGGACTTGGTGAGGTTGCCCATCATAAACGTGAGCTTGTCGGGTGTGACGTTCGCTTGAATCTCGCGAGACATCTCACCGAACAGGTTACCCCAGGCACGAGCAAGATCGCCCAGGGTTTTCCGCATCGTGGGAAGCAGGTTCTGCACAAGGTCTCGGATCGGCTGTGCAGCCTGGCCCCAGAACTTGTCGCTGATGATGTTCTGCAATCCGGAGAACGCGGGACCCAAGTCGGCGAGGACTTTCTTCGTGTCCTTGAACGCAGCGATGAGCACGCCGATGCTGATGGCCGAACCCGTGAGTAGCGCGGGAAGCAGCACAGCGATCTGGCCCAGCTGGGCGAATGACACACCCAGGGTTGCGAAGTTCGAGATGAGCGCAAGCACTGCGCCACTCAAGCCCACGATACCCGAGGAGATGAGCCCCAGCTTCGGTGCGTTCTTGTCGAGGTTCTTGATCGAGTTCCAGAAGGTCTCGAAGACGTTGCCCAGCAAACGGGCACCCGACAGAGCGGCGAGAGTTTGTGCAGCGGCGGCGACCGACGCACTGTTCACCCGAACGAATATCGGGACTGTACGGGCCCTTGTAAGGACTGCCAGCTGCTGGCGTGCTCGAAGCGCATCAAGGTTGGCGCGAATGTTCGGGTCAATATCCTCGATGTGCTTCTTCAGATCGTGGAGTTGATCCTGCGTTACATACGGTTCAACCTTGATGCGGACTTCGAGGTCACGCAGCTGTTCCCTGAGTTTCCTTACTGATTCCCGAGTAACCTCGAGATGGGCAGGGATGGTTGCCTTCGTTGTCTTCTCGATACGTTCGAGCGAGAGCCTCAGATCCTCGCGGAACTTAGTCGAGTCGGGCAGGACACGGATTGTGACCCGGCCTGCGGATTTTGTAGCCAAGGCAACCTCCTAGGATGCTATACCGGGGCCGAACAGGGATTTGAGCTTAGAGCCAAAGTCATCGAGGGTTTCGGTGGGCTTGTCGGGCGTTTTGCCCGGTCGAGGATAAGGCGTAATGTCAGGCACCTTGTTGTTCTCGCTGTTAGCACCCACGAAGAGTGCAGAGCTTTGGTTCACGGCGTCGATCAAGTCGGCCATGACGTAGGTATTTGCGTCCCAGCCCATGAACTTTGAGTAGTCTTTGAGCTCCGGACCACCAAGGGATTTCGCACGCCACACAGATTTGGGTTCATGGGGCAAGCGGTCCAGCAGAGCATAAACCCGGCGGATGGGAACCCGACCGTCGATTGCGTCCCATATGTCAAAGCCATACAGTGCAAGCAGGTCAGATTCCCAATCCGGGTTTTCCTCTAGCTGTCGTCGGAGCTCTCGCCTTCCCCCAGGACAGAAGTCCATGCCATCGCCAGTTCAGCGATGCGCTGGAGCGCGTCCTTGCCGGAGCAGAAGTCGGTGAACGCTTTCTCGTCCTTGGCCCAGGACAGCATCGCCTTGCCAATCTTGCCCAGGATCGGGATGGCGTCGGCGTCGTTCAGCGAAATCTCGGTACCTTCCTGAGCATCGCCCATGAGTTCGTAGACGAGCGCCAGGAGTGGGGCCTGATCCCACACCGGTACTTCGTCAATCGACTTCATGAGGTCGAAGCCGGGAGTGTCCTCGGGGCGAACGATCTTCGCAGCCTTGGGCTTGCGATCCTGGGGGGTTTTCTTTGAAGTAGTCATTGCGAGCCTACCTTCCTAAATGTAGCGAGCCTGGTAATGCCTGTGCGGGAGCCGGCTCGCAGAAGACTCCCGCACAGGGTTGTTATGCAGCGCGAGTGTACGCCTGCGAGTTGGAAACGCCGTTGCCCGTGGTGACCAGGATCGGCGCAGAACCGGCGGAGCCCGCGGGCAGCGTCACGCTCATGGCCTTGGTGTTGGTCACGCTGAACGGGGCGACAACGCCGCCCACGGTCACGCCGGTGACACCGACGAAGCCCGTACCGACCAGGTTGACAACCTGACCCGTGCCCTGGCCCGACGGCAGTGCCGTAGCGATGACCGGAGCCGTGTCGATGAGACCCGGGTGGTAGAAGCGGAACCGCTTGCCCGTGGTCTCGGAGTTGAGCATCTGGGCGGACAGGGTGATTTCGAAGAATGCATCCACAGCGAGCTGCGGGGCATCGCCGATGGTGATGGTCGTGTTCGGGATGTAGATACCCATCCGCGAGGTGCCATCCACGATCAGGATGAAGATTGCCTTCTTCTGCGGGGCGATGGAGCCGCCCACGTCGTAGGTACCCTGGGTGCCGTTGTGAACGCCATCGCCGAAAGCCAGACCCAGGGTCAGCTTGTCGATCTGGATGGAGTTGACGTTGACCGACCAGGTGATCGGGTCGTAGGTCGAGCGCAGTGCGTCGTCCCACCAGGAGCCACGCTGTGTGGCATCACCGCCGCCCTTGGAAAGAGCAACGTTGTTGTCACGCGAGGTGTGGCCGAGTGCCTGCCAGCCTCCGGAGAGTACGCCGGTCGGGTCGACCGTCTCGTAGTCGGGAGCAGCAGTGTCCGGGGGAGCGATGAGAACGGTGCCCTTGCCCGGAATGGTTGTTGCATTGGCGTTGAAGCCCATGGTAAGTCCTTCCGAAGTTAGATTTTGCGAACGATGACATGGAATGAGCCATCGTACTGGGTAAGGTCGCCTGCCGGCGTGAGCGATGTGCTCGTCCTGCTGGGCATGTTCACATCATCGACTGAAGTAACAGCGCCCACACCCGGGACTCGAGTGTTGTTGTCGTGGGAACGGTGCATGGCTACGTAGACCATATCCGCAAGGTCTGCAGCGTAGTCACGCGTAGGGCCGAGGATCGAGACGAAGACATCCCATTCCCAGGCGTTGGGTCCACCAAGCATACGCCCGTTCAGAGCGTTCACTACCACAAAGGGTACATGGTCTACCGAGTCAACGCCCTGCTGACCCATGACCTCAATCTGGGAGACGCCGAACACAGTGGCGACATCCTCGAGTGAGTCACGTAGGATCTTCGTGAAAAGTTCCTCAACATCCACAGTCATTCGGACATAGCCGACGATTTCCGGGATCATGGGTACTTCGAAGTTCCGCGTCCCCCGGGCAGTTCATTGACTGCACCACCCAGGATATGCTGTCCGGGAACCCAGGTTGCACCGGGTTCACCTTTTCGTGGGGAGAAGTGACCCCACTCGATGGAGTAGGCTGCCTTGTCGTCAGCCGCAACCACCCGGTCACGAACGCCCTTCTTGCCAGGGACGTTCTTGACTGACAGACGGCCCATGTAGTCGCCCGTCAGTTGGTGCGCACGGGCACGGCGCTTGACGATGAACATGAGGGCGCGAGCTACCACGTCCATCTCTTCAGAATTACCCGCCATGCGAGCAACTGCGTTTGGAACCCAACGATATACTTCGGCCATCACTTCACCGCCGTTCCCCGTGCTTTGATTTTGATTTCTTCGTGGCGGGATCGCTTGCCGCGACCAAACCGTTTGACCACACCAACCTGGTCGTACTCTTGACCATTCCACGTCACCGTAGTGTGTGGTCCTCCAGGCCATGGCGGCGTAAAGGCTTTCAGGATGACGTAGTCTGCGTTGATGTAGCCGGGGTCTTCTGCAGACCCAAAGGCTGCGAGACCCGCGGGTTGTACGCTTACACCCTTGAAGGTGACAGGCGTACCAGGACCGAGCTTGTCACTTCCAGTCCTGTCTTCACCGATGACGACCCGGGGTCGGCAGATCACAGTGTCGGGGCCGGAAGTGAGGGCGCTCACGGCCAACCATACCTTGTGCTTGCAAAGACGGTACGTGGCCTTTGGACGACCGCAGTACCAATCCCAAGATCAGCGAGTTCATCCTTGGTAAACCAGATGTTGCCTGACGCTACGACTGGGTTACGCTTGTAGGAGTAGTTGCCTTCTGACTCAGATTCGAGGCCTTCGGGGTCACGCAGTACCCGGAGCACAGCGCCAATGACTTTGTCCTTGACGAATGCCGGGTCGATGCCAGCCCCTGTGTCAGGGTCATAGGCAGCCATGCGTGAGATGAGGGTAGGCCCCTTGCGAAGAATCAGACGGACAGCCTCGTCAATCTTTTCCTGGTACCACTCGTCGAGGTTTTCCAAATCCAACTCGCCCTCGAAAGGAGCTTCCAGGTCAGTCGAAACATAACCGAGGACGTTGGTCATGGCAACCTACTCGGTGTCGTCGTCGTCTGTGTCGTCGTCAGCGTTGGCTGCATCGTCCTCTTCGAGACGAGCGATGAGTTCAGCCTTGTTGCCGGAGACGGGCAGTTCGCGCTGCTCGAGCAGTTCCTTCAGATCGTCCTTCGAGAGGTCGGCGTAGGTGAGGTCCTCGTCGGAATCCTCGTCCACGTCTGATGTGGTCTCGGCTGCCGGAGGAAGTGTGTTGACGGTCGACCACTTGCCGGCCGGGTCGTCCTCTTCGTTTTCCGGATCAGTGAGGCGGACATCCTCCGCGTCATCTTCGTTGCCCTCGAGAACGTGATCGCCGACAAGATCCAGAGCCCAATCGGGTACGTCATCGCCGGGTGCGAACCAAACAGTCTCAGCAGGGTCCTTGTGAACTGCCACATGAGCGTTGAACTTCTTTCCCATGGTAAGTAACCTTTCTCAAAAGTGTGGGGCCCCCCAGAAGGAGGACCCCACACAGCTTGTTGAGTTACGCAAGCACCTGAGCCGAGAAGCTCAGAGCTGCGTTGCCCAGGACGGGCATGCCGATTGCGTCGGAGATGACCTCGGCGATGACGGGCGGCTGTTCGTTGCGGTACACGCCCGCCACGATGCCTGCCTGCTCGTCGTCAGCGATGCCCCAACCGAGGTCGGTCGCCGTGAGCGTGGTACCCCAGTAGGTCTTGCCCAGGGCTTCGGATTCCTCCGGAGTCGGGAGCAGCAGGACCTTGTTGGCCGGGATGACCGGCGTGAGGGTACCTTCGAAGTTGACCCGACGGTCGAAGATCTGGATGGGAGGGAGACCCTCGTCAGCCATGATCGCCTGGATGTCGGACTGCGTCATCGGACGACCCGTCACCGTGTTCTGGAACTGCGTGCCCTTACGGAACTGTGCGTACACAGTCGAGGACATGAGGATCCGACCCGGGTTGATGGAGTTCGTGCCGCGGTAGGTGTCCTGCCACGCGAGCAGGTCGCTGATGCGGTCGGTGGCCGCGAGGGACCAGAGAGCCGCAGCCGTGACGGTGTGGCCCGCAGGCCGGCCGAAGTTG